GATGTGGCCGTCCAGCTGAACATGTCGCAGGATCTGCAGCTTGACACCGGTGGTATACACATCAGTCACGTAGGCCTCAGCGTAGAAACGCCCGTCATCGGTGCGGATGTCAATCAGGTCGCCCTGGGTAAAACGGTTCGCCTGGATGGACCAGTACGCCGGTTTCATGACGTCCTCCATCGTATGGTCAGGCTTGATCTTTACACCCCAGCGCTGCTGTGAGTGATCGGCTACCTGCATGTCGCCGTATTGCAACTTGACGTCGCGGACCTTTTCTTCGGTTTCTTCAGTCATTTCAATCTCCTCGTTCATGTTAAAAAAAAGGGGCGAGTTTTTTAATCCTCGCCCCCTGCTACTTACTGCTCCGAGTTAAGCGACGGTCGATGTGATCGTGCCCGCTGTCGACAGTGAAGCGGCTGTGGTCGAGTCGAAAGCGATCATACCAATGACCACCCTGTGACTTGACGAGCCCTGGGTCGAATAAGCGCCCGCGATCAGAATGTCGCCGTTCCGCATCCCCAGGGCACCTGCGTCCGAGAAGAAACTCGCGGTCTGCATGGTGGAGGCTCCGTTTGATGAGTTATAAACCCACAAACTACCACCCTCTGCGACCGAGGTTGATTCACGAATGTTGCGCTGGGAAAGCAGAGCGTTGTCCACTCGGCTCGGAGGATTTGCCACTGTTGATGCGGCGGTAGAACCTGAATAAGGCATTTCGTATCCCCCTTATGCGTAGGCTGAGCCGTCGGCTGTGATTTCCACCGCACCGGCTGCCTGTAAAAGTACACTGCCCATATCCATGGAGCAGCGAGCGTAGCTATATTTCTGTTCGTCGTTATAGCCGACGGCGTTGTCCATTCCCTCGGTGTTAGCCGCATGGCCAACCGAGTTCTTGTGGTACAACCAGTTGAGTTCCGAACTGGTTCCCTTTCCAGGGAGGTTCGGGTGCTCGAGGATGAGCGCTGACTTCCAGCGATATCCCATCGGTTGGTCACGCCAGTTTGCATCGTCACCCGTGTACGGACGCAGATTCACGTAGTCAGCACTGGAAAACTCCGGCGCCTGTTCGAGATATGCGATGAACGCGGGATTGCAAAGCAGGGTGATGTTCGAGTCCCAGGGAACTTCCGCGTTACTGAGTTTCACGCGAGCGTTCTGGAACAGGTCCACACTGGGCAGGGTTGAGGATGAGCCGATCGTCACCGTGGTGCCGTTCAAGGCAGCGATGATTTCTTGATCGATCTTCCGATTGATTACAGCCATGGTAGTCATCTGCATGATCGCACGCTGGTTACCCTGGGAGGCGAAGACATTGAAGTCGGTCTTGCGGACCAAATCATGCCATTCGCGAAGGGTTGCCGTACTTTGCGCTTGATCGTCAGAACGGGCGGGAATGAGTCCGCTCGCACCGCGGGTTGCAGCTTCCGCTGAACCACTGCCGGCGACAAGGAATATTGCCTTGTTGCCTTTGATGACTGCCTCGGTAGTAACGGTGTCCCTGAGCAACGATTGGTGCTGCTCAAACGAGGCGATGAATTCGTCTCGATACTGGGTTTGAAACACTGTGTCTACTGTCATGAGATCAGTTCCTAAGCTAAGTTAAATTTCCTTCAGCTTCAGGGTGTCCAATTGATCCATGGTTGCAGGGTGTCCTCGATGAGGCGCTGCTGATGGTCTGATGGCGCGTCCGCTTTGGTTCAATTCAGAGAGCGCGTTAGACGGGTAACCCTCTGTTGGATGCAATTTACGAGAGGGCTACCCATGGGTCTAGTGCAATTGCGTCAGGCTGCGGCTCCCTTGCGCATTCTGCCGTTCTCCTGGGCCGTGAGCAGTTCCCTGTAGCGGGCCTGCATCTTGGCGTCGTCATTGTAGGCCTTGCGATCGGTCTTCATGACCTTCTTGATGGCAGCAAGCTCGTCCTCGATGGAGTCATTGATGTTACCACCATCACCCGGGGTCAGAGTGCCGGCAGGATTGTAGGTTAATGCCATGTCCAACAGGAACTGCTGCACGTCGACGTTATCCTTCAGCATGGTGCCATCGGCCATCCGTGCTTCCTGCAGCGCACTCCCAGCATCGCCACCCACGAGGTCCATGAGGCCCTCTATACGGTTCATGTGGCCACGAAATTCCTTGCCCCACTCAGCCCTCAGTGCATCCTCTGCCGCCTGACCGCGGGCCTTGTCGGCCTCCACAAGCCCGTCCTCGTCACCCTCCAGCTTCTGGTAGAAGTAATCCAGCATGCTGTTGACGGAGTCGTTGTTGAAATTGTTCGCGTGGGCGTGATTGAAGAAACCCTCCAGCTGTGATTTTGCATTGTCATCAAGCTCCCTGGTCAGGGTGTACTTGTCCGCAGCCTCAGGGACGTTGTTCGTGGTACGCCACGCGGCCTTCTCCTCGTCCGTTCCCTCACCTGGGAATGCTGTGGTCTCCCTCAGTTCACCACTCGAGATGCGCTGCTCCAGCGCCCGGGCCTTGGTCCATATATCTGCGGGGGTCTTGTATCGCCCCAGCTGGCCGAGTGCCTTCTCATCATCGCCCGCGATCTGCTGACGCCAGTCCTCGGGGAACCAGTTCTCGTTACCTTCGCCTTCACCGGTGCCTTCACCAGTACCTTCGCCTTCTTCACTCATGCTACTTTCTCCTCTCCTTCCGATTTAAGTTTCGCCGGGTCCAGCTTGGACGCCAGCACTATTCTGTTACCCACCCAGCGCCTGCCTTCAGCAAACACGGTGTCCCGCTCGCTCGCTTCACGGTAGGACTGGTCATAAGTCCCGCACACGTCCTCGATCAACCACCGCATGAAGTCCTGCTGCAGATGGGGTGGGCAGTCGCCCCGCAGCAGCGCCTGTACCGCGCCCGCGTTGTGGGACATGATCTCGATAGGAAAGCTGGGTGATTCGTACTTCTTCACACCATCTCCAGATCCTGACCAGCCTCACCGATGTTCTTCGCGACCTCAGATCCCTGCAACATCTGCTCCATCCTCGCCGCTTCATTCTCGGCCTGGGCCTGCTCCTCGATCATGTCATCGACATCGTCCTCGTCGTTCAACCACTCGGCAGGTACACCAACGCCGTCCAGTGCGTCCCTGAGCGCCGTTCTCGAATTCATGATGTAGGCAGCACCCCGATCGAGATCGAGCGCCTCAGCGATCAGAGCCTTGCTCTCGAGGAACTTCTGGCCCTGCTGCTCGTTGATAGCATCGTGCAAGGGTGACCTGTACTGGAAATCAATCCCATCGTGCATCAGCTGCTTGGGGACATCCTGGGGCGATCCGAACACACCAGCCCGTAACAGGGTCTCGAACGTGACGTCACAGATACCACCGTTGTACTCAGGCTCCATCGGCTCGAAGATCGGTAACGCACCGCGGATGTATTCCTGTATCCGCTGGCCAACCTCGTAGGCGGTCATCTCGGGCGCCCTCTCGGGCAAGGTTAGTTTGTTCAGGAAGAAGGCCTGCATCAGCTGCATGCGGGTGTCGTCGATCATGTCCAGGCCGAACGGCAGACCCCTGAGATCTTGCGTAATAGGCCTCATCGCATCACCCAGCCTCTCGTCGTAATCACGATCCACCCAGGTAACACCACCGGCATACACCGCCATGTCGGAGCGTACCGCTTCCTGCGTCGCGATCAGGGGCGGGTTGGTCGCCTTCTCGCCAGCCTCGAGTAATGTGTAGGCCATCGATTGGATTAACCTCGCATCCGGCAAGGCTGCAATAGTGGCAGGGCTGAACGGGTACTGAGATCCAGAGACGGTCTGCCACCGCGGTACACGGTACTCGTTGGTCCAGACAGGAATGGCCTCGATCAGGTGATTGTGATCAGAGTCCCAGTACAGGCTGAACCACGGCCGGCCATTGGCTGGCGCGTCGTACATATCTGCCTCAACGTAGATGTGGTAGCACTTTACTTTTGTCAGCGGAGCCTTCTCATACAACCGCTCAACCTTGGGGTCGACCTTGTTACCGAACAGGATCTTCAGGTCTCGAGCGGTAGGGTTCCACTTCCTCGCGATCAACCCCAGGTCACCCTCCTCGTTCTCGTGCCACGCCATGTCCCTGATGTGCCAGTTTCGATACAGCAGGTTGTCCGCGTTCTTGTTCAGCCGACAGCTGAAGGGGCACGCACCGAACGACGCAAAGTCGTGGTCAGCCTCCTTCGACATCCTCGCGAACTTGGCAGGCTTGGCGTACATAGCAAGCCGCATGCGCCGGGTCATCTCCTCCAGCCACTGCTTGCCCTCGTTGTCCGTCTTCTCCCCGTTCTTGGGGATCATCTCGAACCACTCCACCGAGGTAGGACGCAGCATCTGGCCAACCTGATCACCCAGGTCCCGACGAGTTAACACCGGGTAGCTGGTCATCAGGTTACTCGCGTACTCACTCGAGAAGTTCCGCCGAATGGTGAAGTCAGCCCGCTGCGGGTAGAAGTTCTCCGCGATCTCCTGCAGCAGGATCATGTAGGGCAATCTCGCGGAATATAACTCGTCCACGAGTTGCATCAGTTTCTTGATATCCATTACGCCGCCTGTGTGTTAGTGGTGACCGGGCCACCGCCGAGCGTCTGCCGCTTCTTCCCGACAGTGTCCTGCTTCGTTAACATGGTCCCGAGCACTCCTCGCATCCGCTTCCGCGCCTCCTTCTTCCTGAGCTTCGTGTTGAGGTCATCGGGGTCAGGCAACGATGGAATAAGCGCCCGGTCAGCCTGCATCTTCTGGTAGCGCGTGCTGTATCCCTCGAAGATACTCTGCTGCTGCTCGTTGAACTCCTTGTCTTTCTTGCTGAGGTTGGAGGTTCCCTTGTACTTAGAAAATTGCTTCCCTAAGAAACCAGAGAAGGTGGTCATCTCTTCCGCCTTAAGACCAATGTATCCCTCCACAATGTGCTCGATGCCCGGGATGTGATCCGGCGCCCTCCAGTGTCGCGTCATACGGAACGATGGCGGCAGCCGTACCAGCGGCACGTTATCATTCTTGCCGGCTTCGTTCCGCCCAGAGACTTCACCGCCCCCGTGCGTGGTTCCAGTGTTTCTGCCCTTACGGCCCTTGCGGCCATAACCACCCGGGCCACCCGGGACACCGTGACCAGTACCTGCACTACGACCACCTTGGCTTGAGTTGTTGCCGCTGTTGCTCTGGCCGCCACTACCCCCGCCAACGTCTCCTGATCCTAATCCCATTACTATCTCCTGCCGGTTCTCGGCTGCCTCGACATGATCACCTTGGGCGCCTGCCCCCGGCTCTGATGCCGCTGCTGTCTGTCAATGAGATCGAGCGCGTGGGTCGCGTGTCGCATGCCCTGATACCATGCAGCCTGCACAGCATCGCCTCGATCGGTTGACCTCCCCAGTCTCTCTACTACGTCCTCCTTCGATTCCACCCGTATGGTGCCGTTGGTAATCTTGTACGTCGGCGCACACAGATCAGCCACCAGCGACGGGTCGTCAGGCGGTAGCGCCATCGGCGATCCCCCGGGCTGACTCGGATCTAATGCTTCTCTGAAACGCCAGATACTCGCACTGCGCTGGTTCAGGAACTTGAGCCCTGACTCCTTGGCACGCTCACCCGTTCCTTCACTCCCCTTGTACCCGAACACCTTCACATCGTTGTCGACCAGATGCTCGTAGGTCGATGAACCATACCCACCACCCAGGTCGACGATCACGAGCGCACCGTCGCGCCGTACAGCCAGGATCTCACCCGCGGCCTGCTGACCCATGCGCTCCATATCGAATCGGGCTGCGGGGATCTCAAGCGGCCTCGCGAACCATGAATCGTACCTCGCCGCTATAACCATCGGGTCTCTCCCGCCACCAGACATGTCAGCCGCCAGGGCGCACATCGGTATCCCCTCGGGTGGCTTCTCGGTCCAGCGAGCCTGCGCTGCCCTCACCCAGTCAGTCGGGATTGTCTGGCCAAGTCGGTCCTGCATCGCGATATCAAATCGCCCTTCGCGGTAAGCAAGCCTCTCCCGCTCGGGTAACGCCGCAAGCACTGAGTCATAGTTCGTTCGCGCCAGATCTGGATTATCGTCGAGCGTCGACCGAATGAAGGTTCGGGATCGAGCGATGATTCCCTTAGGTTCTCCATCAAAGTAGTGAGGGCCGGGTCCATCAACTTCTACCTCCTTGCCTGTGGTTGGATCAGTCGTGTACCACCTCAACTCCCCGTCCTTGGCTGGGAACGGGTGAGTGGGGTCAAGCCATGCAGCCCACCGCATAATGACCCAGAATCCCTCGGGGTCAGTCGGCGGGTTTCCAGTGCATACCACTCGGCATCGCTGCCCAGGATCAGCCGAACGAGTCCACGCGGAAATAAACGTATACTGCGTCTCACTGAAGTCTGCGATCTCGTCGAACGCCTTGAGGTCATGCGGGACACCCTTGCGCTTCTGCTTGTCACTCTCAAGCTGGCAACCACCCATGTCGATGATCCGCCCCTTGTCGACACGCCACGTACCCGTGGATCGATTCAACCCTGAGTCTGTCCCCAGTATCTCCTCCATCCGCTCGGGCAGCTTCTCGGCCTCCTTGTTCGTCCTGCGGAGTATGAGTGACCGCTGGTGCGTGGTGACCGATAACCCCAGGATCAGGTCAGTCTTACCGCCTCCAGCCTGTCCCCCGTAAAACAGTTCATCAGCCTCACAATAATAGGCCGCGGTCTGTGGCCCCGCATTCGGCACCCACATCATGTGCTTGGTCGAGTCCATCACCTCCTTGTTGAGCGCACTCAATTGCTCGGGAGTCTTCTCCTTGAGCATGTCGAGTACGTCATTGATGGCTACGCTCATGGCTACAGCTCAGAGCCCTCAGGTGGAACCGGTTTCCATGTCTCGGGGTCATTGTAATCGGGCGGTG